TATCTTCGATACAAACAATCAACAAAACTATTACTGGACTGCCAGTCACCAGTCCTATTAATGTGGCAGACTTTTCAAAGATTGCGTCCGGTATTAATTCTGTGGGTGCTGTGGCTCCTATTGGTCCTATGAGCATACCCGAAGTCAACGGGGTGTTGGCACAGGCAAAAAATCTTACCGGACAAGGGTTTGGCGATCTAAGCGATGCCAATGGCCTGGGTGCATTTGGATTAAATCTTGGTCAATTAGAATCTGCCGGATATGTTAAACCAGGAACCCGTGCTAAATTTAACACAGACTTGTCAACATTTAGTACAGTGATAAACAGTCCTGCTGTATGGACTGGAAAAGACGGAGTTAAAAACGCCGGTGATTTGTTGGCCAATGCATCCAAGCAAAGCCAGATACAACAAGACTTGATGACCAAAGGTGTAGCAGGCATGGGTGCGGTAGGCATACCTGTACAAAATTTATCAAGCCAAGGTATTGCTGGCATGAGTTTAAATGCCGCTAAAGATTTGCCCAGTGCAGAAGCATTTGCCAAAGGACTGCCCATACCCGGAGACAGTACTGGTGCAGTACAAGCAGAGTTTGCCACAGCGGTAAGAGATGGTGCATTTGCTGTCAATCTAGTAAACACAAAAATACCAACGGCATTCAAACAACAAGAAGTTCCTAAACCAGCTTCAGATACTGTGGGTAGAGCCACCGTAGACGCTGCCACTACTCGTGTGATAGGTGACGATAAAGTACCAGCACCCAATTACACAGCTAAACAAGTGACTGAAAACACAGCCGATGTTGAATTGTATGTGAATACTGCCAAGACTCTAGCATCTGATTATATTAATCCAACAAACATTGCATTTACCGCTATTGCTAACAAATTAACGGCATTAGAAAATCAACAAACAATTACATCTGATGCTTGGTCGGCAATTAACAACGAATTTCAAGAAGCACGTAATTTGTTTAATTCAAATGGACCAACCCTACAAGCCACGTTGGAATCAATTTATACTCGATTATCTCCAGGACAACAGCAAGGATTACAAGACACTGGAAAATTTACCAACATAGTAAACATCAGGGCCGCTAAATCAATACTGTTAGACAAGAGCAAAAATATCAAACAAAGATTGGCTGCCTTGAGTTTAAAAATTGAAGGACGCGGAGCAGGTGAATAACCTCCCATAAATACCATATGGCACAAACATTCATTGGATTCAACACACAAAATCAATACAAAAAGTTTACACTCACGGATTTTGCTTTGGTAAAACGTGATTTGCTTAATGCATTTAACATACGTCAAGGGCAATTGCCTGGACGTCCTGCATACGGCACAGCATTGTGGGATTTTTTGTTTGAGGCACAACTTGAAGATCTGAACACTTCTATAGTAAATGAAGTACAAAGAGTAGCCGGCGGTGATCCTAGGATTTACATCAACAACGTGCAAAGTTACCCCCAAGAAAATGGTATATTAATTGAAGTTGAATTGACTGTGGTACCCAGCACCGATGCCGAAAGATTAAGTATTTTCTTTGATCTTCAACAGCGTAATGCCTCTTATGTATAAGTTAGTGGTTTTTGATACCCATAAATAAAACATAGAGGCTCAATACAAATGGCAAAAACCACAAGACAAACAGCGATATTTGGTGTAGAGGATTGGAAACAAATCTACCAAACTTATCGCGAAGCTGATTTTCAAAGTTATGATTTTGAAACACTACGTAAAAGTTTTGTTGATTATCTGCGTTTGTATTATCCAGAAACATTCAACGACTATATTGAATCAAGCGAATACATTGCCTTACTAGATGTTATGGCATTTATGGGGCAAGCACTGGCTTTCCGCACAGACTTAAACACTCGCGAAAATTACATGGACACAGCTGAACGTAGAGATTCAGTTGTGCGTTTGGCAAATTTGGTAAGTTATACTGCCAAACGCAACATTGCCGCACAAGGATTACTCAAAGTATTTTCAGTTACCACAACAGAAAATCTAGTGGATTATAATGGTGTAAATCTTAGCAACATTACTGTGGATTGGGCAGACCCCACAAACCCAGACTGGCAAGAACAATTTACTACAATTATAAATGCCAGTTTAGTAGACACACAAAAAGTTGGCAGACCGGGCAACCGCCAAACAATACTTGGTATACGAACAGACGAATATGCAATTAATTTAGTTCCAGGATATTTGCCCGTGGTACCATATACTGCCACAGTGGATGGGGTGAGCATGCCTTTTGAGGCAATGACTTCAACCTCAGTTGGTCAAAACTATTTGTACGAACCACCACCACGACCCAATCAACCTTTTAATATTTTATTTCGTAATGACAGTTTAGGATTTCAGTCATCCAACACTGGTTATTTCTTCATGTTCAAACAAGGTATATTACAAAATCAAGATTTTAACTTAGGTGAACGAGTGAGCAATCGCACAGTCAATATCAATATCGAAGGTGTTAACAATGAAGACCGTTGGCTGTTTCAACTAGACAATGTTGGAAACATAAATCGCGAATGGCAATATGCTGAAAACATTTATGCCGCAGGCGGCGAACAAATTGCTACAGATACACGACCTATATATTCAGTTACTTCAAGAACTAACGATCAAATTACCATGGTGTTTGGTGATGGAGTATTCTCAGAGATTCCTGTAGGCACATTCCGAGCGTATGTTCGTGCCAGTAATGGATTGCAATATATTATCAATCCAGAAGAAATGCAAGCCGTGACCATTCCTATCAGTTACATTAGTCGTGCTGGTAATCTTGAAACAATGACATTCACTTGCGGTATCACTCGACCTGTGTCAAACAGCCAAGCACGTGAAAGCATTGACGCTATCAAACAACGTGCTCCTGCTAGATACTACACACAAAATCGCATGGTCAATGGCGAAGACTATAATCTTTTTCCATACACTCAATACAATAGCATTGTAAAATCTAAAGCATTAAATCGTGCGTCAATTGGAACCAGTCGTTATCTTGATCTAGTAGACAACACAGGCAAATATTCAAGCACAAACATATTTGGTAGTGATGGTGGATTGTGGGAAGAAAATATATTACCTACAATTTTGTTTGCCTGGACTAACCGTAATGAAATTTCTGATTTGGTTACAAATCAAATACAACCAAAAATAGCAGAAACTTTGATGCGGCAATTTTATTATGCAAATTTCCCCAGGGTCACATCCGCTACATTGCCAACAGCAGTCACTTGGTTACCCAACACAACCTGGAATCAAAGCACAACGTTGGCCAATGAAACCACAGGCTATTTTAAAAATGCCGCAGGAACACCAATACCAGTTGGGTCAACTACCACAACACAATTCAAGTATGCTGTGGTAGGAAGTTTGATAAAATTTGTTCCACCAACTGGTTACTACTTTGACAAAAACAACAAACTACAACAAGGTACACCTACCTCAGCAGATCAGAAATTAGAAATTTGGGCCAGCCCATTGAGCATTCAAGGCACTGGATACAACAATGGTCTTGGTAACTTGTCTTCGGGTACTGGACCGGTTGCACTGAATAATTTTGTTCCCACAGGAGCATTGATCAACACAATTATTCCTTTGTTTGTGACCGATTTACCACAAAGTGTAGAACTATCTATAACTGAACAAATTTTATTAAATCGTAACTTTGGATTAGGGTACGATAACAACGGTGACATAACAGGAACACCATACTCATGGTATGTAATTACCAGCACTAATTTGAACGCTGATGCCACGTGGAGTCAAACATACGCTGGCAACACATCAGGTACAAATTTAGACGCCAGTTGGTTGATACAATTTGTAGTGCAGAATCAAAATTACACAATTACATTCCGCGGACTGTCCTATTTCTTTGGATCAGTGTTGCAAACACGCTTTTTCTTCTACGATGGTTCCCCGATCTACGACAGCCGCACAGGCACTGTGATCAAGGACTACATCAATTGTTTGGCGGTGAATACCCAACCAGATTCAACTGACCATTTGCCCGGCGATATCTACATGACCATAACTGGTCAACCAGTAGAAAGCGACGGCTATGTTGATGACTTCCAGGTCCTGGTAGGATATCGCGACAGTGACAATGACGGGGTTCCTGACAACCCTGATTTCTTTAATGAAATTGTTGCTCCAAGCACTAACCCAACACAAAAATATATCTACTTGCAAAAAACTGTGGACTTTGACAACTTACAAAGATACTTGTTGGTTGAACCAGATCTAGTGACCAGTGACTACGGCACATATGATGAGATTGAATTAGTAAAAAATTCTTGGACTCCGGGGCAGGTGTTTTATGCATATAGTCAAGTTAATACTAATAACACAGTGGGTGCGTTTTATCAACTCAGTGTTAGTGTAACTGGTGTTAGAACATTAATTGATGTCACAGACGAATGGATTGCTAGAACAGGACGTCAGGCATTGTATTTCCAATACAGACACAATGCACCGTTGACTGCACGTATTGATCCGGGAACCACAAACATTATTGATTTGTATGTGGTAACACTGGCATATTACACATCATATCAAAACTGGATACGTGACACAACCGGCAAAGTTGTTGAGCCAGATATTCCTACCATTGATGAATTGTCAACTGCGTATCAAGGATTAGAAAATTATAAAATGATAAGTGACAACATTGTTTTAAACTCTGTTGTGTTCAAACCTTTGTTTGGAGAAAAAGCCGCACAAAATCTTCGTGCCACAATAAAGGTCATACGTGCAAGCAATTCAACTGCCAGTACCAGCGAAATCAAAAGTAGTGTGGTAGCCGCAATGAATACATATTTTAGTATTGACAAGTGGAATTTTGGCGATACATTTTATTTCTCAGAACTTGCGGCCTACTTGCATAGTCAACTGGGCACAATCATAAGTTCCGTGGTGTTGGTACCACTCAACAGTCAGAAATACTTTGGTGACTTGTACGAAATACGTTCAGCACCCAATGAAATATTTGTTAACGGTGCCACAATCAACAACATTGACGTTATTGAAGCATTGACCAGTACCAACTTGCGTACTGCACCCGGTAGTGGAGTAATTTAATGGCCAAGGTTCGCAGTGTAGATTTTCTTCCTGAAATATTTCAGACTGATGCCAACAAACAGTTTCTTGCAGCCACACTAGATCAGCTGATACAAGAGCCTAGTTTTAAAAAATCACAAGGATTTATTGGCCGCACAGTGGGCCCTGGTGTCAATCCCAACGACAAATATGTAATTGAACCCACGGCCACACGAGCCAACTATCAACTTGAGCCTGGAGTAGTAAGTCTTGTTCCTGAAAATACCAACAAGATACAGAACGCTATTACCTATCCGGGCATGAATGATGCTGTGGCATTTCAAGGTGGCAATGGAGACAGGCCAGATAGACTATACTCAAGT